CCTCGCAAAAGGACTCACAAAGCGTAGTGGCCTCAATCTGACAAGAGACCCACCCCCTAGGATACAGGCTGCTCCCAGGTGGGTGCTAGACCATTATGAGGTACATGGGATGACCGTGCCTTTCAAGCCTTGGTCCAGGCTCGTTCGTAGATGGGAACGGCTCACAATTTGCCGCGAAGCACCCGGCCTCAGAGGGTGGCAAGATGTTGTTTTCACAGATAGAGACGCGTGCTGTGGCTCTGGCAGCGGAACCTGGTGTCAATGCAAATTATCCGGCATGTCGGAGGTACCACCTGGGGTGCTACGGGCCCCAGCAAACAGGCTACGCTTGCGACCAGGTTATCTCCGGGGCAAAGTATACTTTTCCATGGGGTCGTGTGAAAACCTGAAGCAAGGCACATTGGAAGTCATCCAGGAATTGGTTGATTCCGACCATGAGATCACTGTCGATGGCAGGTGGACACATTTGTTTCCCGCTACCCGCATCAATGTGGCACCATACCGGGAACACGGCGAATTCTTGGCCGATTTTGACCTGGTGATTCACCATGGTGGGGCTGGTGTGACTTACACCTGCACAGAAGTTGGTGTGTGGCAAATGATTTTGTACCAGGTTGGCGACCAGGTCGAATGGTACAAGCTTCTGCGCACCATGGGCGTGCTTATCAAGGAACTCACCGATGACAGATGGTTGCGGTATACCACGCCGGGATGCGCGCAGAGGGGTGAGCCCCGTGGCCCCACACTGGCCTCACAATCTAGGTTGTGGGTGTTGCACCCCCCAGATGTCTTCCCAGAAGTCCCTAGGCTCCCGGCCAAAAAAATTTACGATTTGGCGCTCGCCGAGGGCTTCTCTCCAACTGGCTTTCACACAAATGCATACTGGGAGCTTACAAACTCAATGCCCCCCCACCACATCCCAAAATTTGGGAAAGGCGAGTTGCAAACCTTTGGCAACAAGATATGTTCGGAACTCGACCCAGGCGGGGATGATCAATTGAAGAGAGTGGCACTGGCAATCCTTGCGGAAGTTGGTCTTGTGAGGAAACGAGACATTCTTAAGAATTTCCCTCTGATGGGTCTGATGACTGGTTCTTCCCACTTGAAACGTTTCATAGCCAGTTATTCACTACTTGCTAAGGACTGGGCGAATCATATCATTCGTTTCGCTAGGGAAGTTGGCGCTTCAATGCCGATTGATGAGTCTCCTGGGATGGCTGAAGCACAGGTGCACTCCTATTTGCCAACCCGGTTCGGCTTCCCCACAGGGCTCGACACTGTACCTGATATTTTAGAATTCAGGAGGGAGATCGCTTGCCGACACCCACCATCTGGTAATGCTTATGTCTATCTACGACCGTTGTTTGGCCGCGTCGCCGGAGTCAACTTCGCTCCAATGCATGCAGTTATCGAATGGAAGGGCAAGTTTGTGGAGTTGCAACGGGTTGGTGATGGTCGTAACCTCGTTGTCCAGTGGTCCACACCCCAAGGAGCATTTTTGGGTTCTAATTGGGTGAAAGTTATAGCTGTGCCCGTCCCTCAAAGCTTCAAGTTGGGTTACCGGGATTTGGCTGCTCAATTCGATGGGAACAAATATAGATCCCTGGGTGACAACTGCCTCTTCATGGTTAACTACATCATCCACAAGTCGACTAGCACCATTATACCATGGAAGCATTTGGGGGGCTATGGTGCAGACATTCCAACAAGAGTTGGAGCCTTCTTCGGTGAATGGGTAGCAGGCCAGTGGCGTGGTGTCAAGGGTGACGTGAAGATCGAATTGTACCAGCAGACAATGGAGACAGCCTTCACCAAGTTGGTTGACCTTCCAAACGTGGATGCAAAATTTGGTGCAATGGCAGCCCCAAAATTCCACTCATACGGAAAGGAGAGTTACGAGGCTGTTGCTAAATTTATGCGGTCCACTGTGGTCCAGCAACTCGCTGGCAGCCAGACTTCAATGGATAACTTGAACCACTTGACATGGCTTGCAACCACGAAGTTCAGGTTGACCTCAGGTATACTGCACAGGTCACTGGCACACAGCGCTGTGATTGGACTGAAGTGGACAAGTGAGGAATACACATTCCTGATCACACTCGGCCGTAG